TCTCTCTGTGCGCCTCCGCAGATAATCTAGGTTTATGCTGGAGCCCTCCAGAGAGAGGCAGAGGCGACACCGATGGGCGGTAGAGGATCAGGGCGCAAGCCGCGACCCATCGAGCAGACGCGGAGACTCGGCAACCCGGGGAAGCGCGCCCTGCCGCCTGCAGCCGGGGAGTTGATCGTCGGGGCTTTTGCCCGACCTGCTGGGGATCCGCCTCGGCCTCTGGGCAAACATGGCCGGGCTCTCTGGGACTCGGTATGGCAGGGGGGAGCCGCGTGGCTCAAACCGACTGTTGATGGCGAGTTGGTGCTAATCGCTTGCGAGATGAGCGATGAACGCGGCATCCTCCGGGCTGCAGTTCTCAACAACCCCGAGGACTGGCGCAAACGCCGAGCCCTCCGAGATCTCGACAAGCAAATCACGTCGCTGCTCGGACAACTCGGGTTCTCCCCGACTGACCGCACTACGATAGGCGTAGGTGAAATCCGCGAACATGGGTTTAGTGAACTCCACAAACGCATCGCCGCCAAGAGGCACGGTTCCGCATAAACGGTGGGCTCCGACCCTGTATACGCCTCGCAAGTATCGCGCCTCTGATGGCGACGAAATCATCGAGTTCGCCCGGGAACACTTCACCGTTCTCAAAGGGTTTAGGGCCGGGCAACCTCTGGAGTTCACGCGATGGCAACGATGGCTTCTCAAATCGTTGTATGAACGCCGCGATGACGGGCGGCTGCGATACCGTCGAGCCCTCATCGGCCTACCGCGCAAACAGGGCAAGAGTTTGTTGGGTTCCGCTATCGCAGTCTACGGTATGGTCGCCGGGGAGCCCGGCGCGGAGATCTACGCAGTAGCCGGAGACAGGCAACAGGCACGGATTATTTTCAACGAGGCCAAGTCGCAGATACAAGCGTCCCCGATGCTCGCCGCAGAGACCAAGGTGTACCGCGATGCGGTGGAGATGCCGAGGTTCGGTTCCGTGTTCAGGGTTCTGTCGTCAGAGTTCCGTTCACAGGCAGGACTCAACCCGAGCCTCGTCCTGTTTGACGAACTGTGGAACCAACAGTCGTCGGATCTCTATGACCAAATGTCGCTAGGTTCGGGCGCACGACTCGAACCGCTCATCGTTTCCATTACCACCGCAGGGTTCGACCTCGACTCGGTATGCGGAGAGCAGTATCAGTACGGCAAGCAGTGCGCGGCTGGAGAGATAGAGGACGAACAGTTCGGGTTCTGGTGGTGGGAGGCCCCTGCTGAGTGCGCCATCACAGACCGCAAAGCGTGGCGAGTCGCCAACCCAAACATCGCAGAGGGCCTACTCGACCCCGACGATCTCGCCGCAGCAACGAAACAAACGGCAGAGTTGGCGTTCCGGCGATGGCGACTCAACCAATGGGTGCGCACTCAGGAGTCGTGGCTACCGATAGGCGCGTGGGATGCCTGCCGCACCGACTCCGCCCTCGATGCCTCGCTACCTATCTGGGTAGGTATAGACATGGCGTTGAAGCACGACAGCATCGCAGTAGCAGTCGCCCAACCACAGGCCGAGAGCATCGTCGTCCGCGCCCGGATTTGGAACCCCTCGGAGCAGGGCGTAGACATAGCGGAGGTCGAGGCGCATCTCCGCGAACTGTCGCGCACCTACCAAGTGCAGGAGTTCGCCTACGACCCCTCGTTCTTCCAACGCTCGGCGGAGGCCCTCGCGGATGACGGCCTACCGATGGTCGAGTTCCCACAGAGCGCACAACGGATGGTGCCTGCTTGCGGCAACGCCTACGAGTTGATAGTCGCCGGGCGCATCTCGCACGATGGCTCGCCAACGCTGACCGACCACGTACTCTCGGCAGCCCAGAGGATGACCGAGCAGGGGTGGCGGCTCAGCAAAGGCAAGTCCAAGCGTAAGATAGACGGATGTATCGCGTTGGTGTTAGCGTTAGACCGAGCAACGAAACGGCAGCGATCCGAGGCGGCCCCGACGGTTCTCAACATTTGGTCATGAACAGAGCCCTACTAACAACCACCATCGAGATCATCGGGGGGCTGCTCGTCGTCGCAGGCGTAGCACTCTGGAGCATCCCGGGCGCACTCATCGTTGCCGGAGTCCTCCTGATCGCAGCCGGAGGTTTGTCGGCGTGAGTATCTGGAACCGTCGCGAGAGGCGAGCCCTGCCCGAGAGCCTCGACCCGTACCAAATCTCGGCCCGACCTTTCTACCCGAACTATTCGGGCGAGATAGTCACGGAGTCGTCGGCGTTCTCGTCATCGGCGTTCCTGTCTGCGGTCACGATAATCGCCGACTCCATCGCCTCGATGCCGCTCGACTTGTACCGCAGGCGCGGTGATCGTATCGAGGTTCTACCAACGCCGAGTGTGCTGCAGAAACCGAACGAGCATCAGACGATGTTTGAGTTCATCCACCAAACCGTACTCACGCTCACAACGCACGGATGCGCGTACATCTACGCGCCACGCTCCCCCGGGGAGTTGCCCGTTGAGATGGTCAACATCCACCCTCACCGCATCAAGGATGTTTACGATGACGTGGACGGAACGTTCGCGTATGAGATAAACAAAGAACAGTACAACTCGGCGCAAATCAAGGCGATACATTGGGTGCTGCTCCCCGGCAAGCGGCGCGGCATCTCACCGCTAGAGGCAAACCGCAACAGTATCGGTACCTCTATGGCGATGGACCGATACCTCGCACAGTTCTACGGAGAGGGCGCAACCCCATCGTCGGTGCTAGAGACCGAGGGATCACTCACGCAGGAGCAGGCCGAACTCGTGCGGCGCAACTGGGAGGACTCGCACTACAAGCATCGCCGCCCGGCAGTTCTCACCTCGGGCCTGAAATGGAAACCGATAGTCACGTCTGCTGCTGACCTGCAAATGCTGGAGCATCGCGAGGCTCTAGTGCGCGACATAGCACGCGCCTACAGGGTTCCCCTGCATCTCATCAACGGGACGGGCGGAGATTCGCAAACCTACCAAAACGTGGAGTCTGCTGGTATCAACTTCGTGCGCTACACGCTGCTGCCGTGGATGCGGCGCATCGAGGTCGCACTCTCTGATCTCCTGCCGATGCCCCAGCAGGTCAAGTTCAACGCCGACGAGTTCCAGCGAGCAGACCTGCTCACGCGAGTCAGGGCCGAACAAATCCAGATTTCGTCGGGAACGCTGACCGCCAACGAGGCGCGAGAGCAGGAGGATCGCGAACCGTATGAGGGTGGCGACAAGTTCCACTTCGCGTTGCCGGGACTCACCGAGCCGCCTGCAGACCTCGGTAGCGATCCCATCCCCCCCGAGCGGAGCCGATAAATGCCCTACGGTATCTCCGACTCCGCTCCGGGCTGCTCCGGCTGGGCGACAGTAAGTATGGAAGATGGCGGCCAAATAGATGTAATCGCCTGCCACGATACGAAACAGGAGGCCGTAGACAACATGGTCGCCGCCTCGCTCGCGGAGGGCATCGAGCCCGTAGGTGAAGTCTCGATGCGCGTCACCGAACCTGAGGAGCAGTGGCCCGAGATAGAGGAGCGAGCGGTGAGCCTCGCCGCCCCGGAGTTTATGCAGGCATCAGCCAAGCGCGGTCTCGCTCTGCACGAGGAGGGCAAGTCGGGCGATGGGCTGGTACCGCAAACCGTAGCCGATGCCCGGAGGATGGCGGCAGGTGAGGTCTCCGAGGGCAAGTGGCGCAAGATAGGCCCGTGGATCGCTCGCCATACCGTAGACCTCAAAGCCGTAGATGAGCCCGGCGAGATTACCCCCGGGCTGGTCGCGATGCTCCTGTGGGGCGGCGGCTCCAGCCTGTCGTCTGCCCGAAGGGCGCAAGAGTACGCCGAACGCATCGTCGAGCGGCTCGATGAAGAAGAGGACAGGGCCAACGCTCCAGCCCCCAAAAGCGATCAGATAAAGGGTTCCGACAAGAACGAGCCGGGGTCAGCGAAAGACAAGGGCGGCAAAATCACGCTGTCGGACGCGATAGAGAAAAGCCTCCAAAACAAGGCGAGCGAGCATAACGACAAAATGGCTGCCGATGATCGCCCGTCATGGACTCGCGTAAGGGTCGGGGCTCTCCGCTCGGTTTGGCGGAGAGGAGCCGGGGCGTTCTCGTCATCGCACCGCCCGGGGATAGGTCGCCAACAGTGGGCGATGGCGCGAGTCAACGCCTTCCTGTATCTGGCTCGAACAGGTCGGCCCGAGAACCCCAAGTATGTCACCGACAACGATTTGCTCCACCCAGACCATCCGCGCCACTCCACGCAGGATAGAAACGCCGCCCACGAGGGTGTAGAGTTCCTGCCACCTATGGCTGAGTCCGCTTCTGAGTTCCGCTGGTGCGTCCGAGATGATGAGGCACAGCAACGATCATTTGCGTTTACCAACCTCGCGGTTCGCAAGCAGGGCGACGGGAACAGACTGATGGGATACGCGGCGGTGTTTGACTCGCCATCCGAGCCGATGCCGTTCACCGAGTTCGTCAGGCGCGGAGCGTTCTCCAAAACGCTAAACGACGGA